TCTTCAGCCCAGCGATCAGCCCAGAAATGGTTGACTTGAAGGTAACCACCGACTTGATAAGGCTCGCGCCCTTCACGCTGGGCGATCATATCGTTATGACGCTGGGCAGAACCAATCAGGTCAAGTTTACCGCTTTTCAGAGTCACACACAACGCCATGTGATTACGAACAGAAATGGTACCTTTCATACCGTACTTTTTCAACACCGCTTTGATGCCAGGGGCGAGGCGCTTCTTATCATCTTGAGATACATAAGCCATAATCAAAAACTCTCTCTATCAATCAACATTACAAGATAATTATAACCGAAGCGGTAAAAAAACACAAGACAATTTTTTCGATCAAATCAGGAACAATAATCGATTTTTTAAATCGCCCGAAGAGCAATACCGACCGTAGAATCTTCGTAAGTGCCTCGCTCACACCACTTTCGGAATGCTTTACACTCTACAAACTCTACCATACACACAGAAGATCGCTCACAGCTTCCACAGGGAGCCTCACGCTTGTTTTTAGGACCAGCAATGAGTTGCTCTTCAGTGTACTCAGTGGGCATTCCACGCCCGTTCAGTGCTTCAGAATCGTACCAAATCATATCCATTACACAGTCTCCCGCAGTTCTCGCTGTTCATAAACTTGATTGAGGATGCAACCCTCTACTTCATCTAACTTAAGACTCTTAGTCTCATTACCATTTTGATGGGCTTGATTGCTCTCGCGCATAAGCGCCATACGAATGATCTGAACTTGCTCACCAGTCAATTCAAGATTGAATTTCATAATATAGACTCCTTAGACCAAATAGATACCGACTCTTCCTGGGATACCTTCGCGAAGGCGGGCAATCTCACAGCGGTAGCTCGCGCCGTTTTCCCAGCGGATCAACACTTCGCCGCTCTCGCGACCGTAAATCACACCAAACGATGAAGGATGCTCACAACCCCAGAAACCCTCAACTTCACGACCAATCAAATCACTCATAATCAACACTCTCTCTCAATCAACAAAAGAATTATAAGTCAGGTAATGGAGAAACACAAGCATTATTTCGGTCGTTTTTAGATTGATTTGGTCTAAAAACCGGGTTCTTATAACGAAAAGCTCTCTTTCAAAGTCTTGAATTTTCGGCGAGATCGACTAAACGCTATCGGGTTTTTGAACACAAACCAGCCAACACTTAGTGATTTTCGATAGGCTACACACTTACCGCTATCGTTGACCACATAATCGTGGTTAGGAGTGTTATCAGACCACTCCGTAGTCTCTCTCAGCACTTTCAAGCCGCGACTCCCATAATGATACCCAACCGCTTTTGTTTATTCACGGTGACACTCACAGCGTCTCCTATACGACGTTTAGGCTCGCCCACTACGTCTAGATACATCTTGGACTTGATCACTCGCTTACCGCGATACTTGAACTCCACCAAGTACTCATTCCAAACATACTCAATCATATAATCTCCTACTTTGTTTGTGTAATTTTGCGCAATGCCGTGTCGATATGGTCATCATTAGCGAACTGATAAACTCGGTCAAACCATTCTTTTCGGTCCTTCTCATTGATAGCCCAGAGACAATCCCATCGATATCGACGATCGGACAAACCCTTTTCGCGATAGTCCATCAGCATGGGAAACACTGGCGAACCTCGTACCATGTCTAATAATTGCGCAAAGTCTTGACCTCGAATTTTCATGCTAACTCTCCTAATACCTTTTCAGCTTGGCGGTGTTCATAAGCCGTTAGACTAATTAACTGCTCGGCTCGCACAAACTCAAGCGCTTCTGCAACCTGTTCATCACTGAATTCCTCACTCTCGGTGAAAAAGTGTGTCGCTAGCCATTCGCCAGCATCAGTGACATCACGAAAATTACGACACGAGAAATATAACCCGTGAATAACCTCTTTGGTCTCAACTATGCGCATTACGCAGCCTCCGTAGCACGATCAAGCAATTCATCATCTAACATTACGCGGACAATGTCCAAAGAATGTTGAGCTTGAACTTTACTATTGCACCACATCTCAATAGTTTTTTCTTCTTTCTCTTCTCTGATAGACCAACGAATCATTTCTTGGCAGTGCTTGACTTCCTGCTCAAGTTTCGCGATAACAGCGTTCAGGGTAAAAACATCCATTAGAAATACTCCACAGTTTTAGTTTCGGTATTAATCATTTCGAGGACCACGTAGGGAACCTTGGGGCTTTTGGTTACGCTAGAAGCCCACTCACAAGCATCTTCCCAGCTTAGAAAGCCCATACGCTCACCAGAGGTAGTCATACCCTCAAGAGTACCCTTAAGGTGGTACTTGGTGATAATAACTTCAAGTGGATAACCAGACATAATCTCTCCTCTCAATCAACAAGTATAGTATCGCCGAAATTGCGCAAAATGTAAAGCGAATGTTTTCGATTAGTCCGAGGAATACGATCGACTTTTTCGATCAAAGAACACCCGCTTCGCGCATCTCAGTTTCGATATTAGCATGGCGAATCGCGTTCTCGTAGAGCGACCAGATAGAATATCGCATTGCGCGATTCATCGCCCATGTAGCGCCCACACGGCTGATTCGTAGATATTCTGTCACAGATTCACACTGCTTCAGCAGCTTCAGTTCAAAGCGAATCTTGTCGTTTGACAAGCCGTAGGTACGATAGACAAACCCACCAAAGATCTCATCAGAGCGCTTGGTGGGAGCCATTAAGAAGTAGGACACTTTGTTGTTCATAAATCTCTCTCATCACGTTACAGAACAATTGTAAGTGGATCGAGAGAGAAACACAACAGGTGTTTTAGACTATTTTGTTATCGTCCGATATGTTTGATATTATCTTTTGGAATAACTTGATAGGCTCCTTTATTATAAGCAGGAGCAACCGTATATTGAGAGCTAATTTCCACGCGCTCTTCTTTTGATAGTGAAGAGGACTGTGTGACAGACTTGCCAAGCCCAGCTGAGGGATAGTTGGGCGTTTCACGGCGGTAAGTCGACCTGGTGGCTTCCATTGGAACGAACTCGCCTTTATATCCTCCTGATCGCTTCCAATAGTTGGTCTTCTTTTTCTTACCTGATGCGGTGTGCAGCATTGAACCGTGAAACGTACCCATAATCAAAACTCCTAGTCGTTAGTTACCTTATACCATTGTCCAGGGTTATCAAACCTCATAAAGTACATCCAATTATAGTCGCTATCGTTCCAGTCGTAAACCGATTCGTAACGATTTTCAGCAATATAGGTGGTGCCGTCTACTTCATAACCACTTACGGCATGCCCTTCTCCCGTTTCAGTCTCACAAACGATGAACAAAACCTTGTCACGAGGGAATCCAGCTTCAATCATCAACTCGACCATCGTAAACGCAAAACCATCACAATCGTCAGTAAACATCTCGCCGCGATTTACGGCATCGGCATGACTTCTCCAGTCTTCCATAACACCGTAGTTCTTATCGTCGAATCGATAGCGAAACTTATTCCAGACATTGCGGTGAATCTTAGACATCTCTCGTTTAGTCATTCATCACTCCTTGGTACACAGAACGCTTTCTGGCGTTCGTTCGCACATTTCTTCATAAGCCTTTGCTCGGAGATTCACTGGTACACCCTGCATGGCTCGATTCTCTTCTTCAACTTCTGGTTCTGGTTGCTTCTCAACAATGGCAGTAGGACGCTCGGGTTCTACTACTACTTCTTGAGTCTGTTCTTGTGGTTCAGGTTGAACTGGAACCACCTCTTGCTGAGATTGACACCCCAGCAAGAAAACGGCGACTAAAAGTAAGCTATAGCGTATCATCGTGATTCTACAGCAATCCAGTACTGAACTTGATCAGACTGAAAATGCGCCATACCATTTGAAAGAACTACAGTATAGTTGTTTTCAAGGAGCTTCAGATAGTCGGTTTTAATAACCATATCGAAATCAGGTAGATCAGATTCAGTTTCAACCGTTACGCTGAAGTTATCTGAAGTAGAGTTTTTACCATCTACCGCAGAAACAACAACACCACTGCCTTCGCTAGAGAATCCAACTTCAGGCAATCCCAGTACACCAGCCGCATCACGAACGCGCTTGATTACTTTCCACTCAAGATCAATAGTCGCCACAGCATTAGGTACTACAATGTCTTTTTGTGGAGGCGCGACAATCATATTCTCAGCGGTGTACGTGTATTTCAAGGCGCTCTTATCATCTTTGATTAAGAATTGATCTGAGCCAAACTCAACTTCTGGAGACTCAAACAACGATAAGGTCGCTAGGAATCGCGATACATCATAGACACCAGCATCTGACGGAATCGTTTCTTCGATGTTAGCCGCTGCCATCACAGTCTTTTGTGGTGAGATTGTTCTAAGCGTATTGCCTTGCTTGAACAAAATGCTTGGATTGATCTGAGAAAAGTTTTTGAGTACTGCCATTGTGTTTTCAGTAAATTTCATAAGTCACCCTTTCAGTTGTTGTAAAGTTAAACAATTGTATCATACAATTTTGATTATCGCAAGACTTGCTCAAGATCATTTTCAGCCCGATGAATAGCCTGTAGGCGTAGTATATCCGCAGCCACATCGTGTGAGCTATCGTGTGCTATAAAGGCACTATTCCAGTAGGACTCATCGGCTACTGGCACAAATCCATTCTTCGTGGTGTAATTAAACTTCGCATCAATGTGAGTTCGTACATCACGCACTTTGTAAAATTTGAGGTACTGCTTAAATGCATACTCATTATCTGTAGCATCCATAAGTCTACCAAGAATAACTGGATCGAAAGTGTTTCCCCTCGACCACCAGTAATCTATCGTAGACTCTTCTTTAAAGTATTTCAAAAGCGTATCGCAAAATTGAACCACAGTCAAATCGTCAGAACTACGTTTCAGTTTGTTTCTCGCTTCAGCAGGAAGACTTTCCCACCACTGGACATCTTCTTTGGTAAACTTACATCCGTAGTTTTCCATCTGATCTGTTATCGATAGCTTCAGTGTATGTACACAACTTACCGCATCTTCAAACGAATACGGATCAGTCAAGAATTTGTCCCAATCAAAGGTAGCATATGCCATGTCGACAACTGGACACACTGAGACCCTAGCGCCAATTGTCTCCATGTCAAAGATAAAGTCTTTCCTGGTTTTATTCATCATGAAACTCCTGCCATATGCTGGCTATTAAATGCTGGGCTTTCTAAAGCAATGAGACGTGCCTCATAGGAAGCAGCAATCATTTTTTCGTGAGCATCACAGAAAGAAAAATACCACTTATCAATGTTTGGATCTTTTTCTTTCATCCTGCGAGACACTTTACCTATATCATTCTTTTTTACTTCATCACGAAACGCCGAACAGTGAGAAGATTTTCTGGCACCAACTCTACCTTGTCCTATGTAATACACTACATTTTCTGGTTTGTAAAGTATTCTATAAACTCCGTGTACGTTTGTTCCCGTCATAATGCTATCAATAGGAGCATACTCAGTCCACTTTGGATGAAAGTTTCTTTGCTGCCGCAGTCTATCTAATGCGTATTCTGCCTCAGTTAAAAGATCATCGATTACAGTTTCGTAAATCATATCACCCATTAAAGTCACCGTACACAACAACTTTATCTAGCGGATACTTATCTTTGAGGGCTTCAGCTTGAGGAATAGTGCCGTAAGCAAAGACTTTGCCTTCTTCGTAGCTAGCTCCTCCGAAAGAAAAGTTGCCTATTTCAGTGCGATAGTCGTCCCAACGCTTTTTGATTTCAAGATTGCGGTAAGTCCAATCTTCTGAAGGTCTCTTTGCATCAAGAGTACCGCTGTATACTACCATACGAACTTCTTTGCCAGGATGCTTTTTACTAAGGCGAAAAATTCTCTCGTAGAATTTGTAATGATCCGAGGCAACTGGCTCATAGACAACATCGTCACTATCAAAGTAGCCGTGATCATTTAGCCAAGCCTTAGCATAAGCTGGCTTAGGAAAGCTGGTGAATAGTCGCTTGCCAGAAGCAACACCCATGGCATCGTTTACAATCGTATTCAACTGCGTTGGCTTGAGTCGTCGACCCATGACAGACAGCTTAGAGCGAATCTCTGCGTATATCTCTTCAGCCGAAAGAGTAAAGACATCAATCACGCCGCATTTTACCATGTTTTCAATGTAGACTTGAGCGTCCTCGTAAGTAGCAGCACCAGCAGGCTTTTTATTGTTGTTTTGCCCAAAAGAAAATTCAAGGCGACTGCCCTCATCTGCTTCGGCATAGATGTCGACAATGAGATTCTTCACGCCTATGGACACGGCAGTGATATCGTAGCGTGTTCGCCCTTCTAGACCGTAGTATGCTTTGCCGCCTTTGCTGTTCTCCATAACTGCAATGGGCAACTCTGCCAGACTAAAGCCTTTTTTTCTTATGTCTTCAGAAATCTCATCGTATGCAGGATTCTTGCCTGCACGAACAGACTGCACAAAATACTTGTTGTTAATGTCAATATCTTCTACAGAAATGATTTCTGTTCGCAGGTATTTAAGCCCACCAGGAACTTCATCTCCGTATACAGCCGGGTGAGCATCTTTGCAACGAAGACTCTCTAGCGTCTCTAGGTGCTCCTGTTTGAATTCAAAGCCGGGATAAAGCATTACATTAACATCTTTCATCATAAAGTCCCATCAATTAGGTCATCACATTCAATATCGACTATACAAGGAGATAGGGCGTCTGTCAACCCTTAAAATTTGTCTCCAGACGCATATTGTAATTATTTACACCTTTGGGTACCTCGAAGCCTTCAACATACTTCAATTCATTCTTCTTGAAGGGTTCATAGTCTACCCAGTGATGCCAGCGATTGTACCGCCACACCAGACGGGTCACGTCAGGATGCATATCAACCAACATCTGCGACTTGTTTACAGTACCTTCAGCGTTATAGTTCGTCTTTTCGTCGATCTTTTCACTGTTTTCTGCGTGATAGAACTCTGCTGTATTACCGCCTTTGACAGTTTGTGTAGCAGCTTTACCTTGCAAGAATGCATTGAACTGGACAGTACAATCGCCATCTTTAAGCACTCGTAGGCATATATCAGTATCTTCATTGTAACGACCACGCCATCGGTGCTTACAATCATTACGAATAAGCAGTGCTGAGTAGATACGAGTATTTGCTACAAACGCAGGATATCTCTGATCAGGAGCAATAAAGAAGCGATACTGTGGACCAGCAATGTAGACGTTTTCGAATCTGGCGACAAAATCTTCCATAGCTTTGAAACCAGCTCCACTCTCAAAGCGAATGCGCTGATTCTCATGAAGGCGATAAAAGTCAGAGATATTATCATCGAATACCCAATGACTAGTTGCGCCTATGCTGATAGAATGGTCCCAGCACCAGTTTCTAGCTCGACCAGGACCATCTCCATGATTGCTGAACGGAGCAACCAGAAGCGTCACATAATCCCGAATTCCAAAGTTGTCTAGTGCTGCATCATAGTTCTCATAGTCTTGTGGTTCGATTGCGATGTAGTGTGGTATTTGCATACGGGCGAGTGATCGCGAGGTAAACATAGACTCGTGTCTACCCTTCGATATAATATACATCGGATGTTCAGGCAACGTTCTTTCACCGTCTTCTACCCAGCGAAGCAATCGGTTAGCAGTAATCTCTAGCTTAGGATGCCAAATTGCTTTAGACTTCTCAGTCAAATCTTGATCAATAGCTTTCGCAAATTCTTTATAATCTTCTTCGTTGCGAAACTTTACGTGAATAGTCCGAAAAGTCTCTTTTGTTTCTTGAACATATTCCGGCATGCCATGCCAGTATTTTTTCCACTTCAACTCTCCGGGAGTTGGTAACTTTTCGGTTTCTCTTTTTCTAGGAGATAAGAGTGATCTATCGATGAAAATTGGAGTTTCCTCATCGTCGAACAGAGCAGACCGCTTTTCAGTAAGAGGATACCACGTTTCTTTTTTCTTATAATCTAACATCTGATTGATGCGCTTACAAAAATCCTCAAGATCATCTAGATTTCTGAAGTGAACATATACTACTTTCCAAGCATCATTCTTACGCTTAGCCTTTGTCTGGTCAAACAGCGCATCGGGCACATCTTCTTCAAAAAATTTCTCTAAACTGACGCTATATTGATCTTCTACTCTTTTCTGAATATCAAGATAGTTGTCGTATTCACCACTTTCTTCAACAGCAGGTTTAGGTATATCAGTCATCTTATCTCCAACAATAAACTACACAAACCCATGCGCCCTTAGTATCTTCTCTAGCGGAAACATTAGGAAAATGTCCACGCAGTAAGTCAAGAATTTCATTGTATTTTTTGTGCTCAGGAATATCATTAAGGTGCGCATGATGAAATTCAAATATGAGTTGCTGTATATTATCATAGTTTTTGATGGATTTCAATACCTCGTACTCACCGCCTTCAATATCCATTTTTATGATAGTCGGCTGAATCTCTTCAAGTATTTTATTTACGTTGATACATTTGACGGTAGTGCTATCTCGACCTTTCTTTTCGATAAGAGAGTGCGCTCCTTTATTCTTTTTCACGTTGATGGAGAAGAATCTCTCCTCATCGTCATTACCGATAACCGCTAAGTTATGTAGGTGCGCTCTATCTGCAACTCCATTTAACTCAACATTCATAGTCGCAAGGTCGAAGTTTTCTTTTTCTGCTTCATACGCATGGACTTCTTTTGCTCCTCGCTTAAGCGCGTATGAAGTAAACATACCTATATTCAAACCAAAGTCAACAATCACGTCTTCTGGAGTAATCACCAACTTTCTATATTCGCCAGAAGCAATTTCTTTCAAGACAAATGGATCAGAAGTCTCTGGTCTTACATAGGCCTTAAGTCCATTCTTCTCTTGAATTTCGAGGTCGATATACTCTTCTTCAATATCGTCATCAAAAAGAGCGAGGGTGTTTTTATAACTGTTTGCTTTGATTCTCATAACTATGCTGCCATTCTACTAAAGTTTTTGTATTTTTCAAACTTGATAGTGTTTTCAAACTTCTCCAACAACTGATCGCCTTTATGACTGATAATAAAGACATTAGAGTCTTCGGTCAGGTCGTTTATGATTCTCAGAAACTCTTCTGTACCAGCATTATCAAGGGACGAGTCCATGATCTCGTCCATAATCAACAGATTAGTCGTCACAGAGTTTCTTAGTTTAGATACTGCGCGCCAAGTAAACATCAAGGCTAAGTCAATACGCAGTTTTTCGCCTTCAGAGAACGAAGCGTAGGAGAACACATCTCGGAATCGGCTCTTAATCGTTTCGTTGAAATTTTCGTCTAGCTCAAACTGAACAAAGAAGTCCATAGCTGCGAGATACTTATTCACTAGCGTATTCATAATAGGAACATACTGCTTAATGATTCGCGTCTTAATACCGCCGTCTTTTAGCATAGTAGCTACGACAGATAGCATCTCCCGCCGTGCGAGGAGCTCCTGATACGTTTCCTTTTCTTCGGCTAGCGTAGCCTGTAGCTGTTCAATGTGCGTTGTGTCGACCGCTTTAGCGACCTTCTCGGCGTCTTCTAGCTCTTTCTTAATTTCCTTCAGCGAACCAACGGTCAGCTTGACGTTTGCGTTATACTCACCTCTAACCAACGTTTTCGCCGCTATATCATCTTCGATATCAGATATCTCGTCTATTCTACCGCTGTACTCCTCTAGCTTTTCGGCTAGCTGAGCTTTTGCGTTGAGTATCTTCGCCTTTCGCTCTTCATAATCAGTTACATGAGAGTGTTTAAAATCTGGGTCAATCTCTTGCTTACATGTAGGGCAGTTATCATTATCGTGATAGAATGCGACTTCCTTTTCGAGAGCCTTGAGCTTATTTTCAAAATCTCGATCAAGCGTTTGTGCATCTGTATGCTTCTTTTTGACGGATGCTTTATCGCTGATCTGATTAATGAGTTCAGTGATTTCAGCATCAACACTTTCCGCCAAAGCCTTTTGTTCTTCAGCATATTGGACTTTAACACGAATCTTCTCCTTTAACTTTGCGACTTCTTCTTCCCGCAACTGTCGAATAGATTCATTGTGTTCTTCGGCGGATTGAATTTGACTTTCGTACAACTCTATCTGGTATTTACTATTTTGAACATTCTCCTTGTTTTCCGATACGTGTTCTTTTAATAGTGAGTTCATGGTCGTGAAGATTTCTATGTCAAGCAGGTCTTCAATCACCTCTCGCCTATCTTTAGCGCTCAACTGCATAAAGGGGACGAAAGTTGAGGAGCCAAGCACCACAACTTGACCGAATGACTTATAACTCAGCTTCAGAATAGAGTCTTCGAGGTATTCTTGATAATCACGAGCAGCAGCGTCTTGATTGAGTAACTCACCATTACAATGAATTTCAAAGATCGCAGGCTTGATGCCTCTGCGAACAAGGTACTCCTTGTTGTTAGACCTAAACTCTATTTCAACTTCTAGCCCTTTCTTATTCAGGCTATTGAGTAGCTGAGGCTTGTTAATCTTTCGGAACGGTTTACCATATAAAGCGAAGCAAATAGCGTCAAGAATGGTTGACTTACCAGCACCATTCTCTCCGACTATAAGAGTAGATTTATGCTCATCTAGCTTGACTTCAGTAAACGCATTTCCAGTCGAAAGAAAATTCTTCCATCGAACTGTTCTAAAGCGGATCATTCTACACTAATTGCCTCATGGTAAAGTTCATTTAAAAATCCTTCGATCTTTTTCTTGTCGCCGTTGAACTCGATGTTATCGATATAGCTCTTCAGTATAGTAAGCGTATCTTGCGCTTCGTCTACCAATTCAGTTTCATCGATGACATCCAAGTTTTGGTGATCTTCAACAACCTTAATTTCAGCGGGAGTTGCACTCTGGACTCTGTCCATATACAAGTCGAAGATATAAGGGTTGCTCTTATTTGTAATGATAATCTTTACGTAGCAATTTGTCAAGTGATTTACATCAAGATTTGCTACATCTTCTATCGTCATATCCGCGTCGTCATAGAACAGCTTATGAAACATCTTCAGCGGATTCTTAACGTAAGTAATGTCTCGCGTTGCTGTATCAAACACGGAGAATCCTCGCGTCTGATCATAGTCAGCCCAAGTCATCTCATACTGAGCGCCGAGATAAGTGATGTTGCCGTAAGTTGACGGATGATGAAAATGCCCAGAGTATACAGCGTCAAACTTCTTAAAAATGTCTTTGTCTAAACCATGATCACATAGTTGACCTAACTGCATTTCGTAACCTTGAATCTCAAAGTGACCCATAACGATTTGTGCAGAGGTTTCTTTGAAGTGCTTCATGGTAGCTTCTTCATTTTCAGCGCAGATCCAAGGAGACAAGACGATTTCACATCCGTCTAAGTTCAGCGTCACTGGTTCGTTCCAGTAAAGATGAACGTTCGGATAAGAAGTATTCTCGTACAGCTGACGTATACTATTCACCTCGTTTGTGTTCTTATAGTAAACGTCATGGTTGCCAGCAATCATATATAGAGTGATGCCGTCATTGACGCAATGCTTCATGAAATTATCTTCGAAGTTTTTCGCGGTAACAAAATTGATATACTTTCTTCTATCAAACACGTCGCCTAGGTGGAAGATAGTCTTGATATCGTTTTCTCTCAGATAAGGAAAGAAAATTTCGTTGTAGAATCTGTGGAAGTAATCGGCAAATATCTTGTTATCCGATCTCGCCCCAAAATGTGTGTCATTAAGTATAGCAATCTTCATTCGGCGTCCTCAAAGAAAGATTCTAGACCTGCTGGCGTTTTACTTTTCGCTTGAGATTTCTTTTTATCGGACATTTTTTGTTCGTAGTTCTTAACAAAAGTGTCCATGTAATCGTTCGAGAACTCTATGTTAGCGCTATCAAACTGGTCATCTTCGCCACGGTCGGTGATCTCATCCGAAACAACAGAGTTTTCTGCGACTTTATGTTTGACATATAACTGCTTCTTCTCTTTGTCGATTCTACGCAGAAAAGCGTACCATATGATTTGAGTGAAGTAAGCAAATGGGTTTGGTGTTTGCGATTTTGTAGGATCAAAGTTATCAAACGCTTTTATAGCATTCTCGATGCCGTCAGCAATCATTTCGTCTTTATATGAGTACCCCGCAAAGTTAGGTTTAGTAGCTAATCGTTGAGATATCTGTAGTAAACACTCTCCAATATAATCGGGCATTCTAGGTCTGGGCAATCCACTTTCTTCAGCTTGCCTACACCTGTCTTTATACTCTATAATAGACTTTAGGAACTCCGCATTATTCACATAATTTTTAGACATAACATACTCCAACTAAATTTTCACCATTATACACCATTTAAATTGTTTTGTAAAGTCTCTTGACAAGAGAGCGTTAAACAGGTATAATCGTTTTAACGCGCTAAAACAACTATTAATGCTTTGTAATATTATAGGAATCAAGGTAAGCAGAGATTAGATCATTAGCTTCTTCTATCTCTTCATCTGTATAATTCAGATAAGAATACGCCTCATCTTCGTCTTTTTCTCTTAATCGCTTTTGGAAATTTGTGTAATACTCTATAGCGTAATCACTTCCTTCATTCAAGAACATAATCTCGGCAGCCGCAATCCAGATTTTATCTGTCTTGGAAAAGTAAAGCCAGTCGCGAGCAAACACGCCATCAGGCGTACTAGAGACTTGTATTGGACCCTCGAATAAGATATACATTCTATCATCTTTTTCAACCTCATCGACAACAGCCGCGATGAGTTCTTCACCAGATCTTAGTTTGACATTGTACACGTTATCCATAGGTTTACTCCTTTATTTCGATATTGTATATCTTAAAAATGAAACCTTCATCATCGTATATTTTTACTCTTTCGCCAAAATGACGCATGGCAAAGTTATAATGATTCTTGTGGCTTAAATCATCAACAATGTCATATAGTACAGCTTTCTCCTTTCCGTTACCTCTTCTCAATACTCGTCCAATAGATTGTAGGTTTCGTATTTTTGATTTGGATGGTGATGCGAAAATAATATTGTCTAGCTTTTTGATATTTATACCCGCTGAAAACGTCCCATACGAAGCAAGAATAATATTGTTATCTGAATTCTCTACACCCTTTCGTATAGCTTCTCGCTCATCGGCGTCAACTCCTCCATGGACAAAGTGGACGTTGTGTTGATCGCTTTCAAGTAAAGGTAGGAGAACCTTACCATGCTTCTCTACATATTGAAATAGTATTAGGGTGTTACCCTTAAGTGAATGGGCAAGGTTCCTAATATACTTATTACGCGCTTCATTAGAGACTATCCAGTCGATTTCCTCTTGGTAACTTCTACCCTTATTGAGTTGTCGAACTTCTTGGGGATACTTTAGTATAAGTGCCGTAATTTTAAAATCTGCTAGCGTCTTATCATCAATCAGCGTTTTTGTCTTGGTGACTTGATATACCTTACCGAATACTCCTTCAAGCACCAGCTTGTGCGTTTGCGTCCCATCAAGCGTGCCAGTAAACCCGTAACGATAACGACATTCCGGCATCTTTTCAAGTATTTTTGTCAAAGACTTTGCCTTAAATAAATGCGCCTCGTCTCCTATGATCATATCGAATCGATCAAACCAGTCTTTCTTTAGCTTGTATACCGATTGCCAAGTTGATATAACAATTTGTGCGTCAACGTTTTTATCAACGCCACCTCGGATCTTGTGCATATCAAGAGGCTTACCGTTATTATAGTCTAGAAAGTCTGACGCCATTTGATCTACCAGAGAAGTTGTTGGTACAATAATCAACGTCTTATGATCATCTAGCATATGGTACCGAGTGAGCAAGTAAATGATGTAAGACTTACCGGAAGCAGTAGGCGATAGTAAAAGCCCTCTATCGTTATTCAACGCGTAGACTACAGCATCGTTTTGGTAATCTCTTGGGCTAAACTTTGCTTTAACGAGCTTTGCTATATTATATCCTTCTTGAGGATCAACGTTGCCTTCAGGTATCAGCGCTTCGTCTATCTCACATTCGTAATCCCTCTCCTTACAAAACTTAGCGATATAAGGAACTAGCCCAGTGTATATAATACCCGTCATCGTATTGAGTAAGCGTATCTTTCCATCCCAGGTACGATTCTTGTACGCAGGCATGAACTTAGCGCCAGGAACGTCAAAGGTGAAGTACTGCGACATCTCCATTTTGATTCCTGGCTCAGCGACGACTCTAACATTCACGTCGTTGATTTTCTCTACGATGACTTTTTCCATTGATTAGGTAACGCCTTGTCTAAACTTTTCGTAATCTACAATGGTTTTCAGCTGATACCCTCGATTGTTAATCATTTTCACGATTGACTCTAGATACTCTAGCTTTTGCTCTTGCGCTCCAATCTTCAAAGAGGCGTCAATAATGTCTTTATCTGAGTCAATATAGGTAGGAATATCTTGACGTAAAATCTTGAGAGGCTGCGGTTTCCAACCGTTCTCTTTGAGTTCTTCGTCGCTTAACTCGCCTTTGTAGTACTCTGTTTTAAGTTTGTGAAGGATTTTATAGTCTGCTCGCATCTTCTTCAGCAGATATCCTTCTCCCATATAGATCTTGTAATACTTGTTGTGAAGAGCGGGGATGTTTGCGCTTTCCCCAGAAATATTTGACATATCAATATCACAATCGCTCTCCCACTCGCGAATAATATCTTCGAGCTTCATTCACTTCTCCATGTAATAAATTAAACTTCAATATCATATGAATCGTATTTGAACGACACATTAAATGTCGGTGCTATAACGTCACTCTCCTTTGTATCTAATTGAATGCTTGAGATGGAAACAGGAAACGCGTTTTTGAATTTAACTCTAACGTTTGCGTTTTTATGGCTATTGAGTATTGTCAGCGTCATGTCGGAATCAATTCCGTACTCAGACTCGTCTAGCGCCCTATATTGATCGTATGATTCTGTGAAATGTAGCTGCGTAATCCAGTCACTTATTTCACGATAGGCTTTTAAGTCTTCGTCTGCTATAAGAGATAGCTCTAGATCTTCGTACTCAATTTTTGTTGCTGCTTTAGGCAGGGTAAGAAAGGGCGTGGGCTGTTGTGCGAATGATGCACTCAGCCCAGGAATATTCGCCTCTTGAACGTAATAAACCGTTTCGGGTAATCTAACAATACTTAACCGAAACTCAATCGGCGAAAGAAAATTCGATGTAGACATAGCTCACTCCAAGTTGGTTACATGATATATTTATAGCGTGTTATTTCTGATTTTTTGCGTTACCGACATTCAAAGCAAAGGCG